GAAAGGTTGTGCGACTTTCCGATACTTCGGATTCAGTCTTATAAACTCAGCGAAAGGGTCTATGCCACGGTTTACCTTTTGACCGACAGAGGCCGGATGCAACCCAATCCGCTTCCACTTCTCAAAGGCTGTGAAAACCTCTGTGATGCGTTCAACTTCTTTAACATTTCGTCGGAGTTCCCGGCGGATAAACCACGGCGTCCTACCCAACCAGTTTGGACTAAAGTGTTCGACGTAATCCGCATAAGCCTGAGTCTCTTTAAACGGCCTCCTTCTTAGTGTATTTCGGAAGGTTGCAGGCGACCGGAACCGGGTAGCCTTCATAGCGTTTATAAAGGTCATGATTGGAGCATCTGAGAAACGGGGAGATCCAGCGATGGCTACGGCAGCCCGACCAACTTTTCTGGTTTCATCAGCAGCACGAACACCGCTTGTCATCCGATACATCGCATCTAGGGCGTTCTGATAATTGCCTGCCTGCGCTGTCCTGATACCGGCACGGGCACCACGCATGTATGCCGAATATCCGAATGTGAAATATGTTATCGGATCGAACATAATGGAAGCAGTGAATTCCGCAGCGAATACGGTAGGGAGCAACCCAGCCTTATAACGCCAACGTCCGAATCTGCCCATTTCTTCAATATCTGCGGGGGCACCCCGGAAACCACCGACCTGCCACGGAATCGACCGCACCATCTTGTCGTAATTCCGAACCGCCGTTGTGGCAGCATTGACGTTGCCCTTAAACAATTCGTCCTGTGCGGCATACCACTCTTCACTATTGATAGTACCCAGCCCGAACCAATCCGTAGCCTTTACAACAGCCATGCCTTCCGGATTTACGCTACCCTCCGACTTTGCAACCTCCGTAAAGTGTTGCAGCGCAGCCGCTATATAGTCGCCGTCGTTGCGATGCGTACCGATAAGAATGTTGTAACTAGTCTCATCCAACACATCCTTAGCGGCTGCCCGCGCCTCATCACTAAACGAAGCATTTTCAAATTCGGCGTTCTTCCAAGCCTCCGGAAGACTGGTAATACCATAGAAACCAGCCATAGTGCTACTTCTCAGGTAGCCCTCATTCGCAATCTGAAGTGACGTAGTACGATATGCGCGCTTAGAGAATCGCATAGACTTCTCCACACCCTCCCAAGCGAAGCGCGTAGCCGGAGCGAGCGAGTACCGTGGTATCGCCATCGTTATCGCCAGCGGGATTGATGCTACTTTCGGCAACTTTCTTGCGAGATCATCCCAATCAAACGGGTTATACCAATGATCCTCATCGGGGCGTTCCCTGACCGGAACATATCCGTTGGATCGCAGTAGTGTCTGTGACCGCTCAGGGATTCCTTCCCAAAGAGCAATCTGCGTATTTTCTCCTTCTTCCCCAAAGCGTTTCACATAGTTCGCTACCATATTATTGTCATGTGCCTGTAAGAAAGAATCAACAATTTCGTCATCCGTCATCGGAGAATAAAGCAACTGCCAGAATATGTCCGGATCGATATCGACCAACAGCCCCCCGCCAGAAACCTGCATCAACAACTCATACCGCGCAGCGATCTTCTCGTCTTCAAGGGGAGTAGCAGTTCGTCCACCCCCGAAATTAAGACGCCGCCCTACCGAACCGGAAGAAGAACCAGTTGCAGAACCGGGTGCAGGTCGTAATTCTTGTACCATCAGCCTGATCTAGTGATAGCCCGAAGACGCTGTGCCGCATGTAACGCTTGGGACGATCCGATTTCGCTCCCACCGATACGTTCAAACAACTCCAACATCAACATTTGTACCCGTTTATTAGAACCAGAACGCGGATCTCGGACACGATCCATCAAACCGGCAGTGATGCCCAACTCTGGCTGATCATCCGGAGCGTTCATAGCCATTACGTTCGGGTTATAACCCTGTGCGGCCTCCAACGCAGCCATCTCAGGTGGAGCCGTTTGTGCCGCTACGACACCGCCAGCAGCATTTGTAAGATTGCGAGGACGTTTAATTGGAAGAGGGATTCCCCCCTCGTTCGGATCTTGGGCTTGCAGATTCTCTGATACTTCCCCATGCCCAGTCTCTCCACCCATCGGGGCGGCAGCAGGCTTCTGTCCGCGTCCGACACTATCTCTTCGATGACCCATTATGCACCAGCCAACAATGCCTGCTGCATCTGCTGGACAGCAGCCTGCGGCGACACCTGCGGTTCCGAACCTTCAGGCGGTCCCGGAGCCATCGCCTGCGGAGGTCCAGCCAAACCCATAGCCTCTTCAGGGGCCATCATCTGACCCTCTTCAGGAGGTGGTGCGGCAGCAGCCTGTTCCTTTCGGATTTCCTCATCGGCCCTCTGGACTGATTCAAAGATGTCGAAACCCTTCTTCCGGAACTTTTCAATCTTCGCCACATACACGATTGGTAACGCTCCGGTTGCCGCCTGCTGCTGAATTCCCGCAAGTACCGCCTCCTCTAACTGTTCCTCGTCTACCCGACGGCCTTCCGCCTCGGGATCTTCGATAAATGGGTGACGCGACCGGAATGTCGCAAGACTGATCCCCTTCATTTGGAGCAACTGCCCCAACTGGATGGTCGTACCCTGAATGTCTGCGCCGGGGATCGAATGCGAAACAACATTATCGTATGTTTCAAAGTGTTCGTCAGGGGTGAACTCAACCTGTCCGAAGTCTCCGGCATAACCGGTGTATGTAGAGATTGTCTTATTGCCCCAGTATCCCTGATAGGTGGCGAAAAGGCATTCGTTCAAATGGGGAAGATGCCCCTCCATGATTTCTTGAAGTTCCTGTACGCGCGGGTCAAGCGACGCACCCATAAGAGCATCAATGCCCCGACCAGTGCGAAGAGCGCCATATGACTCTCCACCGATCTGGGGGACTGTGCCTGTCGATATTCTGGCATTACGTTCGAGCCTATCTATTGCGATATTTGTCATTTGATCCGGGGCACCTCGGAGTTCTCCGATCTGTTCCGCATCTAGAAGGACGTTGACCTGTCCTTCTCGGCCATCTTTCCACTCTCCCCCTACGATCATCGGCACCTGACCCGAACGTCCAATAATGTAACGATCCGGAAAGATTGCCTTCTCTTGGGCGATCAGTTCAAGCGCCATGAGTTTCGCCATCAAATCAACCATGCCGACGACGTTTGACACCGACGAAGCGATTCGGTCAAGTGTAATACGCCCCGGTGTGATAACGCAGGGCATCCCTGCCCTGTTCTTGTACCGTGACAGTTCCCTCTGAGCCGAATGCAACGGCTCCGAATGTTTGAACTGGGTGTATCGTGGCCCCATGATGCCAATAACGATCTCTTCAGCATCGATGGATTCGCAACAGTCCCAAAGTTCCTGACGGGCATGGTCGTCTGAGGCAACAGGGCCACCGTTCTCTTCCCGTGCCGCAGGGTAATGTGCGCGTAGCCAGTCACCAGACTTGCCATAGATGAACGCACAATTCCTAGGAACGTCATAGTTCTCTGCGGCAGACGGTTCAGGAAAGACACCCAACGGGTCACGAACATCGATCTTGGGCATACCCATATCGAAATCGGGAGTAACAACCAGCGCAGTTGTCGCATACCCGGCAAGATGTCGATATGCGCGACGCATCTTCAACTTGTATTTGTTCTGATACCACGTTGAAGCAAGCGCCCGCTTACGAATATCGGCATACTGACGGGATCGCCTACCGCGCTCCTTACCGGGATCAACCGCAGGACATCCGATATAGGGCGTCACGGATGCAGCCCGCTGGGCAATCGCATCAATGTTCTCAGAAATAAGCGCAGGCGTCAAAGGAGGAAGAACCGGCTCTTCATCCATTGACGGAAGCGGTATAACATAGTCGCCGTTATACCGTTCTTTAATCTCAACCATACGATTTAAGAGATCCGTCTGGCTTTCCTGTCGTTGCCGGACAATGCCGACAATCTCTTCGAACGTATAAGACATTAGTACGCCCCGATATTAGAATGGGTTTTCCTATAAGGTAATGCCTTATAGTTGAATTGTGAAGTATCTACCTTAAACGCTTGCCGTCGCTGCCGCCATAAGATCCAAATAAACCACAACGCCATAACCCGATCCTGCCGAAGTTTCGTACCCCGCTTCAAAGGACGCCACGATTTCAATTGACGAATTAATTCGTCTGCCTGATGGCGAGTCTGCGGATCTCCCGCATAAGGTATTTCAATGTCACCCCGCATAAATGACAAAGCCATCGACGGGATGCCAATACTTTCATCATACTTGTTCATTCCAGTGAGATGTTCCCGCACCCTGAATCCGTACTGATCTGTCATTTCGATTAGTCGATCATCGCGCGACAACCCCTTCTGGAATACCATCGCCTCAATGACAACATCAGAAACAGACGCACCATTCTTATGACACCGCAGAACAGTATCTTCAACAATTCCTAAAATCTGTTCATTACGAGTCAAACCAATGTCTTCTCTAAGGAAAAGAATCTTCAATTTGTCTTCGTGCGGAGTCGCTGCCATAACACAGTTATTGCCGCCCAGTGCAGGATCAAGACCAATATAAATTGCACAATCCTTCGGAGGATCATGCAATGTCGAACGCAGCGGGTTCAGACACTTCTGAATAGACTCATCAGTAAATGTGGCCGAAGCGGAACTTGTCGGTTCTTGCATGTAGTTTCGTGACCACGCCTCCTCTCCGACCTTCCGACGAATACGATCTAGTGCGTCCATTGAAAACATTTCCGGCCATAGCGGTTCCGGCTCGCCGTCATTGTTCGTAACAATCGCCGGGAAGCGAATAACGGAGAGGATATCGCCATCGATTTCGTTCATTACCCGCTCATAGAAATCGTCCTCTCCAACCCGTGTACCGTTGATACTTGTTCGCCCGTTTTCACCGGGACGAGTTATCCAGTCCTGACGGAAAATCTCGAACATCTGTTCGGTCAGGTTCAAAGAAACCCTTGACTGGATGTCGTCAATGTGTAGATGGTCGGTTCGGGTGCCAGCGATTTTGGATCGCCAACCCAAGGAAACCATCGAATAGTCACGTTCATCATGCCTGTTCTTCTTAAACACGCTGAAGTAGTCAGCACCCCAAGGTTGCGCGGTTTTGCGCCCAGATGCATTCTGGGGAACAAACGGGCCGTATTTGGCTACATAACGAGGGAACGGGCCATGTGGTTCCATGCGGGAACGGATGCGTCCAAGAATCTTGCGGGCCATATCCTGCCCCTCAGATCCGACCGTGATACGGAACTCAGGGTTAGTAGCCAGTTTGTAACAAAAATAGTCTTCAGCCAACGTAGTTTTGCCATGTTCCGGAGGCCACAAGATCAAGGTGATGTTACCGGGAGGAGTGTTCTCGTAAGCCTCAATCGCCCTGATATGAAACCAAGGGGATAGATGCTCAAAGTATTCCTTCCGAAAATCCTGAAAAGTTCCAACCTCAGTCTCAGGTGGACCTTCTAGGGCGAACCTCAACTTGATCGCATCGGCTTTCGCCCGGAAGTCAGGGATTCGTTGCCGCCACTTCTCATAGGCAGAGCGGGTAACGCCAGCAATCTTCAAAGAGTCTTCGATACTCCCATGCTGTTCCAACGCTTCAAGGAACAACTTGCGATTATTTTCACCCCTCTGCTTACTGGCGTTTCCGGTACTCATGAGTGATCAAACACCGACTTTGTTACAACCAAGTCAACCGTTTCTGCTGCGATAACAACATCGCTGCTGAGAATCTTGACGGTATGTGTACCAATCTGGTCTAGATCGATGTCTACAAAGTAGATGCCAGCACCGCTACCATCTCGCACGGTAGGAGTAACATCGGTACCATTAGGTTTCCGCTGCGTACAGGTAGCAACCGTTGCCGTATTGGTACCAGCAGATTTGAATGTTGCGGTAACCCTTACCCGGTCACCATTGTCATAAGTAGCCATTACACACCTACCAGTAGGTCTAGAGTGTTTTGAGCGTTTTCTTCATCAGATGGCGATCCTGTTACATTTGTAATAGAAATGACAAGTTCCGGCTGGGGAACCTTGCGAATGATTGCAGCAACAACTGTCGCCGCGCTTGTAACAGTACCGGCTATCAGTCTTTCTCTAACAATCGCACCAGCAACCGTAGCCGTACTAGTGGTAGCACCGGTTATTGGCCTTTCCCTGACAATCGCACCAGCAACCGTAGCAGTAGCCGTAATAACTGCTTCAGGCGAAGGACTTGCATCAATTATTGCTTCTTCAACAATCGTAGCGGCAACTGTTGTCGTAGCAGTAATCGCCGCTGTAATCCCGGCTACCTCAATAATGGCCGTTACGACCGTGGCAGCACCAGTGATCGCCCCGGCTATCGAAGCAACTTCAACTATCGACCCTGTGACTGTCGCCGTACTGGTGATTGCACCCGTGATAGCGTGAGTTTTGACACCCTGATAGGAATAGTTTGACTCCCGATAATCGATGCCGGACTGGCGGTAGTCAATAGCCATTAGACGATTTCCACCCAACTAGTCGTGTCCTCGTCCCAGTAGTAATCCTTGCCATCGTCGGGCCTTGGTGTCGGTGGCTCCCAACGACCCGTCACCAGATCCAATGTCCACGACAGAAAGGGCTGCGGGGGATAGAACAGGTCGTTCACCGGGTCGTAGGTGCCGCCGATGTAGGCGTAGTTGATGCGGAAAGTCCTGTTGTACGAGGTCTGGACCCACGCACCAGAGGTGGGGAGCAGGTCGTCTAGGTAGTCGATGCCCCGTTGTTCATCTTCGACGCCGTCGATAGTGGTCACGTCGTTGTCCACGACCACTACCTGTAGGACCGTGTTGTCAGTGCCGATCTCTGCGAAGTGAGCCATCAGTCCTCCTAGGCGACGATGTAGCGGATGATCGCTACGCCCGACCCACCTGCGTAGAGGTCAAGGATGTAGTTACTGGACCCGCCGCCACCGCCGCCCGTGTTGGCGGTACCTGACGACCCGTCGATTGAGTTACCGAACGAACCGGAACCGCCACCGCCGCTACCACCAGCAGCCGATGACCCGTAGGTGCCGGTCTTGTTGCCGCCACCGCCGCCTGCGTAATACGTCGATGAGCCGGTGAGCAAAGTGTTGGCGAGTCCAGCGCCTCCGGCACCGCCCGCTCCGTACTCCGAACCCACTCCACCAGCGGCGGGTGCGTACCCACCGCCACCGCCACCTGCCTTTGGACTACCGGGACTCCACGCCCAACTCCCACCAGAGCCGCCAGCGCCGCCAGACGCCGTTGTCGCACCACCAGCCGTGGTACCGCTCCCATGTCCGCCGCCACCAGACGCCCCGGCTATACCACCAGCACCCTCCGTAGCGCCACCGCCACCGCCAATAGACGAAGTGGAGAAGAATGTCGTCGTGCCACCGGTACCACCGGCCACAGCGTCAGAGGGTGCCGCCCCACCGCCGCCAATCGTGATCGTGTACGACTGGACACTCAGCGCTTGGGTGCCGGTATCCACCTCGCCACCGCCTCCACCGCCGCCGCCGTTGTTCGAGCCGCCACCGGCACCGCCGCCCACGCTGAGCCAGTCACAGGTGATTGACCCAGCCACAACGACCAGCGACGACGACCCGGTGAACTTGTGGACCTTGTAGTCGTTCCCGCCAGAGGAGTACGTCGAAGTCGTACCGCCCGTGGCGATGAACGCCAAGGTCGTGGCCGTCGCCTCGTTGCCGTAGGTGCCTGTGCCCGCTTCGTTGATAGCGGCAACCGTGTAGTCGTACTCGGTTGCAACCGCCAGACCGGTGTTGCTGTACGTCGTCCCTGTCGAACCCGTATCAGCAACGATCACCGACCCGTCACGCTTGATGGAATAACCGGACACCGTGCCCCCGCCCGTATCCGATGGTGCCGACCATGACAGGTCGATTGTCAGAGCCGTTGTGGAGCGTGTCGCTGACAGAGTACCCGGCGCACCGCATACAGCGACCCCGCCCTGACCGGCGACCACAGACAGAAACATAGACATTTAATTAACCGATATTGCCGATTAGCGACCACGCATTCGTACCGATCTTCAACGCACACACAGCCGTGTACCTATTGCCACAAGTCAAGGTACCGTCTTTCGACGTTACGGACGCGCCGGTTCCAGCCGCAAAAGTGAGGGTGCCCGCTCCATTACGTTCATAGTAGATAGTCGCACCGATGGCAAAAGCCTGAGCAGAGTTCTGCGGCAACGTGACCGTGATCCCCGTGCCATGCGTCGTAAGAATGTATGCGTTCTCATCCCCAAGGGCCGGAGCGTGGGTCGTACCAGACTCAGTTGAAACCAATAGGTGAGTAACAATCTGGCCGGTCACCGTTAGTTTGTCGGTAATCTCAACATTACCGTCAGCGACCTCTAAGGCGTTTGCTCCATCAGTACCGGTGATAACCAGTTTCTCATCGGAGGCATCCCACAAAAAATTATCTCCGGCAGTAGCCGAATGAAACGTGACATCCGCCCCGGACCCATCTGAACCAATAGTTAACGCCCCACCAATAGTCGGAGTAGTCGTCCACGAAGTAGTGGACGTACCCGTACCAACCAACACCGCATTCGCAGCAGCGTTGGAATCAGTCAACCCCAACTTCGTTTCCAACGCGACCGTCGCACCGTTCACGTTGACATGCATCGTGTCGTGCTGTTTACCGCTCGCATCCAAATCATCGGTGGACGCTATGTCTGTCCGAAGTTGGGAACCTACGGTATCAAGCGCACCGGGATATGCAGTAGCCATCAGTCAGTCTCCATATGCACTACGGCCTGATCCAGACCAATATTCGTATCGAATACGCTGGTGGGTAGTTGATCCTGTATCAAAGTTGCCTTTCATTTCCCAGTTACCAGCCAACGACCGTTCAGCATTGAGTATTTCCATTACCTTCTTCTCCGCGTATACCCGTGCCTTGGGAGAAGATTGTGCCGCACGCCTCTTCGCTGCCCGTTGTGCGCGTCCCATTAGGCCAAGGTTCCCCTTTTCTTCTTCTTCTTAGCAGTCGGTCGCCACTCTTTGCCACCCGGTAGATTATCCTGCCAAAACATGTGTGCTACGGCCTGATCAAAATACTTCTCGTAAATCCTGTCACCGGTCGGATTCGGACCCTGAGAGCGGCCAGCAAGCAGGTTGAACCCGCCAGTCGCCCGACGGGTACCGGGATCAAGAGTATGCCCCATGTAAGTCTTTCGTTTCTTAGCCATCTACTTTATCCTCCGTCGCTGACGATCCATTATCCGCTCCAACTTACCAAAGTCAGAAGAAGCAACGGTAGAGTTTGATCCGTATCTACCAGAACGGGATATTCCACTAGCCCCGCCCTCACCTTCGACCCATTCGTCAAAACGAAACCATTTCCCCTTAAAGGACCGCTGCGCCTCCGCAACCTCCAACGGGGTTCCCGGAGGACCAGTCTGCTTCCGTTTCTTATTAGTAGCCATTACTTCTTCGGTCCCCTGAACGAGTCGAAAAATGAAAAACTGGTAAACGTCTGATGCCAACTCTTATTGAACTTCTTCTCAAGAGCCGCCCTCTGACCCGGATCCAAGGTGTACCCCACCCAAGTCTTCGGCGGTCGGCTATGCCTACGCGGCGTCTTCCTCTTACCACCCCGCATCGGACCCGGACCCGGATTCGGACCCGGCTTCGGAGGAGGCTTTCTCCGGTCACCCATCAGGCGAGCGTAACCGTGACAGCACCGATGGCAACCGAAATAGTGTCACCAGTATCCACATCCTTCGACGCAGCAACAGCCGTATGATACATCAACTCACCGGCAGACAGATGATTCCAGATACCGATATGCGTCACCGTAACATCCGGCATCGAAGTAAACGACTGGGCAGTAGTAGACGCCACCGAACCACCCGTCCCCGACGCAGTACCGAAGTCGATAGTTTGACGGGCCACATCAACCTCATTAGCCAACGCCGTAGATTTCACATCCGTAGGGTCACCAGTATGCAACGCAAGATACATCTGCGTCACAAACGAACCAATATCACTCGTACCCAACGTATGGTTCAAAACCAGATTCTCACAGTAGTCAGACATCTCAGCCATAAAAAACGTCACCCTTCCGTAACACAAACAGCCGTCGCATAAGAATAACCCTATGCTACCATCCACGCAAGCCCCACCCAGACCACAGGGCCAACATAAACCGAGGTCTGCGATCCCCCACCCGGATACGTTCGCCCGTTAGAAGGGCAACCGCCCCCTGCACAAAGCCAAGAGGCGCAGGGGCAGACCAAACACGGTAGTAGGTCAGGCCGAACCGTGCCTACAAACGGACGGAGGGAACCCAAGGGGTGCCTATACCCCAAAACAAGCCCCTTCCGGTGTCCACAAACCACCCCACAAGCCAGACACACCTATATCAAGGGGTCCACCGGCACATACCCCGGTCACAAAGGCCGGAATGCCCCACCCCAGTCCAAACGAACCGAACAGCACCCCCACCCACCCCGTGTCTGGACTCTGGACTGCCTATTTGCTGTTGAGGGTGTCCACCGTGGGGGTGGATGAGGGTACATGTCCGGATTCTCACGATGCAGGCAGATCTTGCGAGAGTTTATCACCTGCGCTTCGGCCGGGCTTTTGTAGTGCCCTTGTCGCGGAACGATTCGGCGCTGATGATCGGTGATAGTCTCCGAATCCCGGTGGGATCCCGGTCGCTGGCGCGACCACCCACCGGTAAGCGGAGTCGATCCCCGCAACGAATCAGCACCGCCGCTCAGATGCACAACAAACGTCTGCGACCTGTGTCGTGCAGGCCGGGTCCGCCTCAAATCGTACTCCCTCGCCGACGAAGCGAAATCAAGGGTCGGCAGCGGTCCGTGCCAATTTGACCCGAACGCCGGGCTCGGCCGTGTATGCCCGGATTCACAAGAAATGCGCTTGTGACTCCGGCCACACACTCCGAGCAAACCTGCCCGCCACAGGCCACGGCCGAGCACAGGTGATGAGTAAAGGGTGTGAGTTTCAACGACAACGAACCGAAAGGACCGCTCACATGTCGAAAGTCAACACTACCCCTTACCGCAAGTACTACGCAACGGTGACAGCGATCACCACTGGCGTCTTTGCCGGTGCCCACTACTGTACCAACAAGGCCGGTACCAAGCACCATCTGTTCATCAAAGCCGCCACAGGCAAGCGGAACCATCCAGTCTTCGCTATCACGGACGCCGCATTCAACGTCTTGCGGTGGACGGGACCGAAGGCTGCAGAGGCCGAGGCGCACTACACCGTCTGATGCGTCAACTAACCCTCGAAGACGACGAGATCCGAGAGTGGATCGCCCGGTGTAGGGAAACTCTCGCATTGCCGCCCAAATCTCCTGCGACCATTAGGTGGCAGGTGTACCAGCGCCAGCAGAGCGCACAACCCGAATAGGAGAAAATGATGCAGTGGACATGGAAAATCGTGATCATGAACGACGCTAGGATGCTGCTTACGACATTGGCAGACGGTACCAAGATGGTCCGCCCGTGCGAAGGAGCGACGCTGAGTCAGTGGATCAAGGAGGTCGATACGACCAACTCCAACATCCTGAACAGCGCAGCGCAGCGACTCGAAACCGAGTTGCCTCATCCGATTGTGGATGACCGTGAGATTCTTGTCGATCCGGTCACGTTGGATCGATAGTTCGCCAACTGGCGAGATAGAGGGTGCCAAAAGGTACCTTCTCCGATAATAGAGAAAGTGAAGGAATAGCGTATGAACTTGCGAGATATGCTCAGAGGGGCTTCAGAGCCGCTCATGGGCACAACAGAGGACCGACAGGCTCAGATGGATGAGCATTGTCGATCCCTCCAGATGGTCAATGACCTGAACTCCCTGCGAAGCAAAGTCAATGCGGACAATCCGTTCAAGGCTGTCTTCGACGGGTATCAGGACACTCTGAAGCCGCCCACGAAGTTCAACCCTGATCGGTTGGGACTGTTCGTGTGGGACGACCAGAAGCCGGGCAATCCGGTGATCTTGGGTGGGAAGGACGGTGTTCCGCAGGAGGACCGACTCTCGTACACCTTCAAGATTGGCGAGATGAAGGTGGACTTCCACCAGCCGGACCACTACCGGAGCCGTGCCGTGAGGTACTCGCTCGTCTACGGATCCACCGCCAAGAACCCCGAAGGAGCAATCGCCTTGCAGGGGAACTGGCAGGCTACCATCGGTGGCGAGTGGCGGAGTTGGTGGGCATACACCGCCGTCCTACTCCCGATGGGTGACTGCGAGGAGTGGTTCAATCGGTTCGTCATGCTGGACTACAACGTGTCCTCCTACGACGAGTATGCCGAGGAGATCGTGAAGCAGCGTGAAGAGCGTCAGGCTGCCTTCGAACTCCGGCAGAGGAAGGGTCAGTTCCGAGGCGGTGAGGTCGCCAGCCAGATCTGACCGGTTAGCCGCCTAACGGTGGGGGGTCGGCCTTCGGGTCGGCCCCCCTCCCCCTTTTTGTAGGTCCGAGCGAGGACCGGGTGTGAGTTAAGTAGCACATTGGCAACGAATTGAGGTTTATCATGGATACTGTTCGTAAGGCATGGGAGTGGGCTTTAGAAGATGATTGGCGTTGGATCCGCTGTTTCATAGCGGCACAGATTATCTTTGTTGGGGGTTTTTTATGGTTTGCTATGTGGATTAGCGAATATGCAAGACTGAACTGGTATTGATCGGGGAATAAGGTATTATCATGCGTTTCTTGAAGTGGTTTGACGGGTTGACAGACAACCATCTCCTATGGGGTGCGTTGGTGTATGTCATGGTTCTGAGTTTGGTATGCATCTATGCAATTCTTGCAGGTTGTTGGTAAAAGGGGGTTATCTCGTAGTGGGAAAAAGTAATGGTGTCAAGATTCAGGCGTTGTTGCGTCGTAATGGTGGGAGAAAGAAGAGAAGACGATGACTAGATTCAGAAAAAAGGGACGGCTCTTCAAGGCTGAGTTGACTATATGGATAGATGAACGATCTTGTCTACACTCCGATGGTACTACCGACGGGATGGCCGTCTACGAAGCACTTGTAGTGGACACAGAGTATGACGGGTGGGTTCTTGATTGGAAAGAGAACGAAATGCATTTGGTTCCACAGGAACAGGACAATAGATGAACACGATTCGAACTAATCATGTCAGTGCCGGTAGCCACATGTTCAATGAGACTTTCCGGTTGTGGGATGGTGACTCACTTGTTGTCTACCATGCTGATAGTGAGGACAACTTGGGTGTGAAGGGTAAGGCGGGGACTACGCGCCGTATCTGTAACGGTCATTACCCATCTCATCGGATAATGAGGATCAAGAGGAAGTATCGTATCCGATGACTGAGTATGATGGTGATGGCGATACGACTGATCGTAATCAATATTGTAAACATGGCACATTCACAGGTTCTTGGTGGGGTCCAGACTATCTGTGTCATTGGTGCGAGGCAGGGTTGGATGAAAATGGCAAACCGGAGTAAACGATATGAAATCTAGAAACCTTGACTGTCCACATTGCTATGGGATACCGCCATCCACCGATGGTAAGACTGAATGCGGGTGGTGCACACCGATGACTACTCCAAGCGTAATGTCTTATATACCTATAGTCCGGGCGGTTAGGGGCTAGACTGAGATGCGACATCCCCCCTGCATCTCAGATTGTGGGAGCCACCGGTCCCCACGTTCAGGAGTCGATTGCCTGAACCAAAGGTATCCGCTCCCTGCGATACCAACCGGCATTTCTCACCGATACGGGAGTGAATTGGTTTCGACCCATACGAGAACCACATGTGGGACGTATGGGTACCGGGGTTCGATTCCCCGCACTTCCACTCTATTGATTAATGAAAGAAGGATGATATGGAATTGAAGAGAACAAATCAGTTGGTTGATGATCTCCGTCAGTTCGCTGACTTTGTTGAAGATCATGGATCTGTCTTACCTGATGTTCAGGTTGATGTACGATCATTCCTTTGGGGCTACAGTAGCGATACGGATGTTCCGGAATCTGTAGCATTAGCGTTGCGTGCTGGTGTGAAAGACGCTGACAGCGTGAAGAAAGAGTACGAGAATGAGACTTTCCGGTTGTATCTAGAATTTGGCAAGTTGCAGTATCGTGTTGTTTGCAATCGTGATGCGGTGTGTACCAAGAATGTGATTGGTACTCAGGTTGTTACGAAGTCGGTGCCACCGAAGGGTGATTGGACTGAAGAGACTGTTACTGAAGAGATCGTTGAGTGGGTTTGTAATCCTCTCTTGGCGATAGCGACAGATGCATGAGTATGTGGATTCAAGACTTGGACCAGATGACCACGGATGAGTTAGAAGGTCTGTGTGATGAGTTGGATCTGAAGATTACTGAAGGACGTGAAGAATTGGCACGTCGAAGAGAAATCTTTCAAATGCAATGAACGATACGCTTTATACGATTGCGATTGTGTTGCGTGAAACTCGGAAGAATCTAACGATTACTCAAGGTGTAGTAGATTTGATTGCTTCGAAGATGGTTGATGCACTTGTGGCTGAGAATGGATATTATCCCGGCGACGATTTTGATCCTGAAGTATTCCTTGCTGTAGCAGGAGTTAGAAACGTATGACAGATTGGGAGGCTCATCATCGGGCACTAGTACGCAGGCTGATTCAGATTGCTAACGGTAGTTGCTCTCACTGTGGTAACCGATCAGGTCTGTTACCTGATGCAGATTGGCGATCTATAGTGCGTGAGTACGATCAACTTGCTTGGGCACATAAGAAAACTATTGAGTTATTCCCTGATGATAATAAATATCACAAGGGGTATAAATGAGCGGACGATGTAGGGGGAATAGGTGTCTTATGATTGACTTTCATATACATAATGATTCATTAAGTACAGATTGTCCTTGCGCTATCTGTGTAGAGATGGCACAGATCCATAACGCTGCGATGGGTGATGAGAATGACTGACTTTCATATGCCCGATTCTGGGCTGAGTCCAATCCAACAAAAGTTATACGAAGACGAGTTGGCTGAACTGACGAGTGTAGACGGGTGGAAGAATCACCTGTTCGTGGCTCAACAAGTAAAGGCAGCCCGTCGGAGGTTAGGTGTGGAGAACGATGATGACTGACTTTCATATGCCCGACTCATGGTATGACCCACCGGAACAGCACGAACCATGTCCAATCTGTGAAGATGAAGGTTGTATCCGTTGTAATGATGAGTATGCAGCAGATCATGTTGCTGATATACAAATGCAAGCAATGAAAGAAGAGAAAGCATGGGAGCGAGAAAGGAATTGATATGGCTCTTATAACAAGTGCTACAGATATAACTGTTATCATATTAGATAATATTGAGGCTAAAGCGTTGGCAGATATGCTTAGTAAACATCCAACCTTGAATGAGGATTATCCCATTCTGGATGAACTAACTAATGCATTGATTACTGAAGATATGGCATTCGCTTATGAAGACAATAAGAACGATAAAGATATAGATCCTACCGGTGAGGATTACTTTGTTGGCGAGGCTTACCTCACCGCAGTTCAGGAGATAAAAAATAATGAAATGGCTACTTGGTTAGGAGTAAAGCGTGAGTGACTACGGTCAATCCGACGACGTGGACTACGAGGGAGAACTGGTCACCGACTATCCCCCGGTGCTTGTGTACCGCACACCGGACATGAACGACGAGCAGGCGAAGGCCATTCAGGACTTCGTTCAGGAAGTAAAAAATAACGAAATGACTACTTGGTTAGGAGTAAAGCGATGAGTGCAACAAATTTGACTGCAACTTTGGGTTTTGGTGACTGTCCTCGTTGTTTAGAACATTCGATGATGATACCCCCGGAAGTCAATGCGTTGAGTCGTACTACCCGTGATATCGATGATGTTCCAGTATGGGTTTGTTCTGATTGTGGCACAGATGAGGGATTAGAAGACGCCTTTGATGGTGGTGCTACACCGCAATCAGAATGGCCTGTGTCGGGACGAACACATCGATTGTTTATTCAGGAAACAAATATACAAACTGCTTTTTTGATGAATAAAAACGATGAGTGAGGGTTCTCTGTGTGGTAGGTGTAGTTCCACTATCCAGTATGTTGGTGATGGAATGTGGCTTGACCGGTTCCGGAGTGAAACGTGTCCGGGTGGTGAAGAGTTACATTGGCCTACTAGTTATCCATTATTAGATGAGGAGAACCAAGAGGGTTGTCCAATTGATGAGGAGAAAGTTAAATAATGGAAATATCAACGAATGCTGAGATTGAGATTGAATTTGAGATTGATGAAAGTGACTTAGATATAGAAACTCATGTGACTTACACACTTGGAGAGCAACTAGATGGTTATATCTCCGGCATCAAGGATGACGATCTTTGTAGTCTCGGAGAGAAATTGCAGCAGGCCATCCGTCTAACAGTACGAGACATGTTTACAGACCTCAATGTCTGATATACTGGAGTTGCGATGACGGACACGGCTCCTACGCAGATCACGCTCTCTATCGACCACCTCTCATTGACGGCGGTCGTAGAGTTACTACATAGCAGCCATGTAGAATTGAAACGGGTGGTAACAGACTTCCATGCTGGTACCATTGATGCTACGGCTGCCAAGGGTAGGGCTGCCAACCTTATTGAAACAGAGGCGATGCTGATTGCAGATTGGTGTGAAGTTAAAGAGCGTAATGCTAAAGAGCAAATCTTTTAATCGATCCATTAGAAAATCTGGAGGCTAGATGAATACCGTTACTGTTGTGGGCAATATTACCCGTGATCCGGAGTTGCGATTCTTTGACAGTGGGAGTGTGGTCAATACTTCTATTGCTGTGAATGAGAGTTTCAAGGCGAAGAATGGTGAATGGAAAGAAACTGTTGCATTCATTGATCTTTCGATATGGGAAAACGCTGGCGGTGAGAATGTCGCTGAGTGTTTGAAGAAAGGTGACCGTGTGTTGGTTACCGGTAAGTTGAAGATGAATCAGTGGAAGACTGATGCAGGGGAGAACCGCACGAAGTTGGAATTAACTGTCTTTGAGATTGGTCCAACCATGAAGTGGGCTGAAGTGGAGATTACTAAGAATCCGAAGAAGGGATTTAGTCAGACAGCAAATGAGTCAACTGCAACGTATACAACTGACGAGCCAGATTTTTAAAAGTATGACAGTACCATATGCCGATCCACGTTGGCGACAAAAACGTGATACTGCAATGAATCGTGTTAACCGGGCTTCTTCAGTAGAAGATCGTTTGGCTGTAAAATGGGCAATCGTTTGGTGTTGTCAGGAACGTGAGAATTTCACTGGCGATGATGTGATGTACCGGTTGGAAGATCTTGAAATAAGTTTGAGAGAGCCACGGTTACTTGGTTCAATGATAAATCTTGCTGCTAAGAAGAACATTATTCGACCCGTATCATGTCCTACTTGTCTTAGTCAACAGAATCGACCTTCGGCTCGTCGTCATGGTAGTCCACAAAAGGTTTGGAAAAGGGGTAGTGACATTGGGAATCGATAACCTTTACTTTGGTACAGCACATCTTAAAAATAAGAAATATGCCAACCTACAGACAGCCGCTTGTGATATCTGTGGCACACATTGGTATGCCCATACAATTAGGCAACGACGTGAGTGTAGGAAGGAACTTGAACTAAATGACCGAACAATCGAATACCAAGAAACTAAAAGCGATTAAGGGTTTAATATCTCAACATAGAAATTCGTTAAGTCATAAACCTTATTATGATAAGAAAGATCAAGCACGGGTTGAGGCATTGATGAATGACATAATGGAAGTTCTTTGGACTGTAGATTATAAGAAATCGAATCCTACATCTTCGTTAAGTAGCCGAACATATTGGGAAGATAAGGAAAAGAATGAACGCAAAGTCGTTGATCCTGAAATACAGAAAGAAATTAATCGACAAGGATTAAAGGCAGTGCGAGGGAGTAAGCGAGGCAACTAAATGGTTGCTTTAATTGAAATGGGTATAACCCAAAGGAGTAATGATTGCAATGGATCGAATTAGTTGGACTAGGAGGGGCGAACATCCTCTCTTGACAGGTACAGGTGCAACGAAGCAATCTGCTATGCAGACGATGGCAGAAGGGGGTGCATTGTTTGAGATTGAATACCCTGCTGCTGCTGTTGATAATTACGGAACGTCTTCTGCGAATTATGTTCCGATGGATGAGCGAAGTGACAGGTCACGCCCTCTTTACAAGTGGGTGGTACGAAAGGATACGGGTGACGTTCTAGGGTTCCACTCTGGTAGGTACCCGGAGAATCCGAGTTACAGTTATCTTGCTGAGACTGCGGACTTCTTGTTTCCGAATTCTACTGATTCTGTAACTCTCTTTGGTCGTGGCGAGAGAGTCGCTTTGACACAGGCGATTTCGGATCCAATCGATTTGGGTGGTGACGATCAGATTCAGCCTCAGATTCTTTGGTTGACTTCGTTGAATGGTCAGTGGAGTACGGCGGTACATAGTATGCATAGCCGATTCTTCTGTCTGAACCAATTGGTTAACAACATTCCGATCATGCAGGTTAAGCGCACTCTTCACCATGATGACAAACTTGAGATTCGTCGTAACATTCTTCTTGAACACATGGAGTCCAGCGATGCGATCACTCGTATGGCGAAGGCTCTGAGCGATCAGAAGTTTACCGATGACGAGTTCAAGGTTCTCGTTAAGGATCTCTTTCCGGATCCAGTTCCG